CAAACGTAACAAGAGCCTCGATAACAAATAACACCGCTTCGGTACGTTTAAACACTATCGGACAACTTGGCGTAAAAGCTCGTGCTTTGTATGACTTTTTTACTAAATTCCCTGTTGGTGATGGTAATCACAATGGCACTATTTCTTATGTTGACTGGGATGAAAGCACAACCGTTAGAGCCGCTTCGGTAAAGGCTGAGGGCGTAGCGTTTGACGAAAGTACAGCGACATTTAGAGAATACACTACTAAACTTGTAAAAATTGGTGATACTTTGCCAGTTACTGAGGAATTTTTAGAAGATGAAGTTTTAGCGGCTTCGGAACTTGAAAACTTTTTGAATGTAAATGTTAACGCAGTAATCGATACTAAAATTGCAGTAGGTGCAGGTAATGGTAACGGTGCAGACGTTGAAGGACTTTACACAGCTTCACCAGCTTATACACCAGTTGCAAGTGGTATTGTTGACGCAAACATAAAAGACTTGGTTAGAAAAATGAGAACTGCAATTGTTAAAACAAGAGGTTCAAAATATCAGCCAAACTTTGTTGCGGCTAATTCAGATGTTATCGACCGATACATCTTGAAAAAAGACCAAAACAACAATTATATGTTTGACATGGACAGCGGCACAATTGCAGGTTTGACTATTGTTGAGGACAACAATTTAGCTGACAACACGTTGGTGGTAGGTGACAGCCGTTTCGGTAGAATTTACGAAAAACCAGGCGTTGTAATTTCGGAAGGTTTAGTAAATGCACAATTTACAAGTGATTTAAAAACTCTTAAAGCGAGAGTTAGAATACTTTTCTTAATTAGAAATGTAGACAAAACAGGCTTCTTGAAATGTACAAATATCAATACAGCGTTGGCAACTTTAGCGACTTAATGTGATGGAAATTGTATTCATAAAAGAATTTAGTAATAAGAAAATTGGAGACAAAATGAAAGTAAGCAAAAGTTTATTTTCAATATTTGTAAACGATTTACAGGTTGCTGAATTATTTGTAGAAAAACCTAAATCAAAAAAATAAACAATGTATTTAATCAATAAAACATATTTCAGAAATAAATTAGAAATCATAGGTTTGTACGATGACAATAATAAGTCAGAGGACAAGTTGAATGATTACATTTCTATATATGTCATTGATTTTTTACAGAATTTATTAGGTTTGGCGGACTTTACGCAATTAAACTCAAACATTTCAAATGGGGTATTATCAGTTAATGCCCCTCAGAAATGGTTGGATTTTGTTAATGGCAAAACTTATACAAAGGATGGCAAAACGTATCGATGGGAGGGGCTTTTATATTTACGTGGAAGCGTAAAAATGTCAATCTTAACGAATATTGTTTATTGTAAGTTGATAGCTGATTTGTTTAGTAACAACGGCAAAGCAACCATTACAACAAAGAATAGTATTCAGTCAGTGCCGAGCCAAAACCTTGTTGAAGCCTACAACGAAATAGTAAAACAACTTCATGACGAAAGATTTTTCAAACAGGTTTATTTAATTAACGATGTGCCATTTATTGATTATTACGGAAGCGAAAAAACTGACTATGTAACATTAAGCGAATACTTAAAAGACCATAGCGATGTTTACGAAAACGTTAACTTTGATAATGAGTATAAGGAATACAAAAACTCTTTTGATATATGATAATTTCGAGTTTACTTAAAGAGATATTACAACCCATGACGATAACGTATGCGGGTTACAACTCTTATAAAGAACTGAAAGCCAGCGAAACGAAAAGCGTTCGATTTGGTTACGGTGATAAGCACGAACTTGAAAGGTTTATAGCAAAAAACAGAAATACGCAAAATCAATTTCCATTGATTTGGTATAATATGGGCGATTACGAAAGAGATGACAACGATTTAAACAAGTTTGATTTAAATTGCAATTTAATATTAATGACTTCAACAAGTGTTGATTTGTACAACGAAGAGCGAAATTTATACAATTACTCAACCGTTTTAAACAAGTTAGCCGTTGATGTTTTAAGCAAGTTGCAATTGGCAAAAAATGTAGATTACGTAGGTAAAAGCCGAGAAAATACGTTTCCAAATTATGGAATAAATGACCAAAGCGAAACGCCACTTGTTTACGTTGACGCCTTAAGTTTGGAGTTTCAGTTAATTATAAAAACCAAGTGCAATGGATAAAAAGGCAAAAAAAACAGCACAACAGCCAAACGTGATATTTGTAAGAAATTACTTTGACACAAAGGCGGGTGCAAAAATGTATTTAAAAACAATCCCAAAACAATTACAAGATTATGTTACATTTATTAACAAATAAGGGAGCTTGCTCTCAGGCGAACATTATATCAACAGGCGGTAATTACTGCGAGTTGGATATAAAAGAAATTAAGGCGGTATGGTTTGCGCCTTATGGGTATAAGTTCCCAAGTGGAATGCAAAGCGCAAGCGAATTACTATTAGCAAGCGTTCAGGCTGAAATAGTGGCTTTAAATTTAGTGCCTCAAAATGGCGTTAAAGGTGTAGCCTACACAACGGAAGCAAATAGAACTAAAACCTATTCAGGCGGTGAAAAAGCCTTAATCGGTAAAAACCCACTTCAAATAGATTTAACTTTTGAGGGCGGTACACAAAATTATCAGGCAATGCTAAGTTTAGAAAAAAGAACTAAACATTCTGTTTTTTTAGTTGATGAGAAAGGCACTTTATGGGCTTCAAAATCAAAAGCTGATTTGGTAGGCGGTTTAAATGCTCCATTTTTTCATGTAGAAGCCTATAAAGGTTTATCAGGAACTGAGGGCGGTGACTTTATGGTTCAATTTCAATTAGACAGAGAGCAGTTTGATACTGAGTTGGTAGCAATACAAATTGGTCAAATGAATTTCAGTCCATTAAACCAAGTTAACTCATTAGCTGAGGTTGTACCTGTGCCAACAAGTGCTTCAATTAATAGTGATGCTTTCTTTACTTTTAACGTAAAACAATTATCTGACCAAGCATTAGTTTCAGGCTTAGGCTTAGGGGCTATGAGTGTAGATGTAAACGGTTCAAACGTGCCAGGAACATTTACAGCTTCGGGCAGTCTTTACACATTTACAAGAACAGCGGGAACTTTTGCAACTGCTGATGTAGTTAAGACAATTGTAAACCCACAATTTATAAGCGAAAATGGCTATAAAGGGTCTAGCGAGTTTGTAGCGTTGGTGTAACCAATTAGAATTAAATTAAACTTAAACCCTCTCACTAATTGAGGGGGTTTTTTATTAAAATGACAATAGACAAGTATTTAGAGCGTTTAAAATCTGTAATTGATAATTTGCCAACACAATTAGAAAATGTGGTAAAGTCAAATGCTGAACAAATAGCAGATTTGAATAGAGAACAACAATTGTATTTTAAAGGCGAAGATGCAAACGGTAAAAAACTACTACCTTATACAAATTTTACCAAACAAAAAAAAAGGTTAAAAAGACAACCATTTGACCGAACGACGTTAAATGATACGGGGGATTTTTTTAATGCTTTTGAAGTTGATTATCAAAAAGCAAGTTATTTAGTTAGAATTTATTCAACAGATGACAAAACGCCAAAATTAATGGCAAAATACGGAAAAGACATTTTTGGCTTACAACCAATAAATCATAAATATTTAGATGAGCAAATAATCAAAAAACACATAGACAAATGGATCTTATCAAAACTATAAAAAGTAAAATATTTGGTACACATATAAAGCCGTATTTGAGCGCAAGGCAAATGCCTTTATACAACTATGAGCAATATTTAGAAACCAACGACAATAAATGGTTTTCAAATTTTTATGAGGTTAAATATCCGTTTAATGAGCCGTTAGACATTGACAAAGCTATTGAAAATGTTTATGGAGAAATATTATCAATTACTAAAGATTATCAAGTCATTAAAAGGTTTGAGAATATCCACAAACTTTATAAATTAGAAGCCAAATACAACGACTGCATGAGGTTAATTATAGCAATTGAAACCATGCCAGCGGGTATGCCTACACTTGACGAATTAGTTAATCAATTACGCAAATGGCATTATAAAATAGACATCAACACCGAGTTGTTTAAGCAATTATCAACTATAAAAGATAGTTTGGCAAATATCTTAAATGATATTGAAAGCATAAAAAGGGAGTTACAAAAAGAAAGCCAAACTGAAAAATCAGATATTGAAAAGGACAAAGTAGTTATTGAATTAGGTTTGAGTATGGGATACGCTATAAATAGCAAAGAAATGAGCGTTTATAAGTATTTCACTTTACGCCAACAATTGATAAAAAAGAATGCAGAATTAGAAAACCAAACTAAAAAAAATAAATAAAACATGGCAGAAATTAAATCTATTTACGCACCTCAAGTTGAAGCCGACTTAAAAAAGGTTTTTTCTGAATTAGAAAAGCACCATAAATTGATAATTGAAATGTCTAAAACCTCAATTGATTTGTATGGTGGTCGACAAGCGGGCAATCCAGCCGAACTAAAAAACGCTATAAAAGCCTATGAAGAATTAGCACAAAAGCAAAAGCAATTAACGGAAGCGAAAAGGCAAAGCAACACCCGAACAAGTGAAGAAATTGTTAACCAAAGGGTTTTAGCACAAAATGCAGATAGGCAAACAAAAGCAAATAGCGCACTTGTAGGAGCGTATGCACGTTTAAACGCTCAACACCAAATAGCCATGCAAAGGGTGCGAGACTTGACCGTATCGTATGGCTCGCAACATCGTGCAACCGTTCAAGCTCAAAAAGATTTTGATGTATTAGACAAAAAAATTAAACAAGCTGACAACGCTGTAAGAGTGCATAACAGAAACGTAGGCAACTATAAAAGCGCATTGGGTGGTTTATCTAATTTAATGGGAGCGTTTGGCATTGCGGGCGGTTTGACTTTGTTTGCTCAAATGACAATGGACACTGTAAGACTTATTAAAGAGTTGCAAAGTTTAAATTTAGCGTTAAAACAAGTTAGCGGAACGGAAGCGGATTTTACTTCAAATTTAAGTTTTATTCAAGAAACAAGCGAAAATTTAGGTTTATCAGTTAATGATTTGACAAGGCAGTTTACACAATTTTATGTAAGTGCAAAGGATAAAATGAGCCGTACAGATTTAGAGCAAGTCTTTACATCTATTGCTAAAGCGGGCGCAACAATGGGTTTGAGTTTGGATATGCAAAATAGGGCATTTGTAGCCCTCAATCAAATCATGGCTAAAGGTCAGGTAATGTCCGAAGAACTTAAAGGGCAGTTGGCTGAGGCATTGCCAGGCGCATTAAGCATAATGGCAAGGTCTTTAAATGTTACTGAAAAGGAATTAATGAAAATGATGCAAGCGGGCGAAGTTAGTTCAGACGCTTTAGTTGGATTTGCAAAAGAACTTGAGAGAACATATGGCATTGAAAATATTACAAATGTTAAAACACTAACAGCTGAAACAAATAGGTTATCAAATGCGTGGACTAATTTTGTTGCAAGTGTTGACAAAGGCGATGGAATAATAAGCAAAAGTTTGAATTTTATTTTAAGAGAAATAACAGAGGCTATAAAGGGATGGGATAAAATTAACAAAGGCACTTCCGAATTTCAAAAAGGATTAAGACAGGAATTAAGACAAACAACAAAAGAACAAACTATTTTAAATTTAGAAAAATATAAAGAAGAAAATTTAATAAAAAGCACTGGCGATTTATGGAAAAAGGATGCAGTAGAAAGAATAGCAATACACAAACAGGAAATGCAGTTTTATGTAGAGCAGAACGCTATTGCAGTAAAAAACAGGGATGGGTTAAAAAGGAATACGGTAGGGTGGGTTATGTTAAATGACAGAATTAAAGAAAATAATGAAACTATAAGAGCATATAAAAGCGAAATAGAAAAAGATAGAGGAATTATTGAGGGCGTTAATTCTGTAATTGCTGAAAAAATAAAAAAAACAAAAGAGTCATCAGACGAAACCGAAAAAGACACCAAAGCCACAACAAAAAACACCAAAGCAAAAGAAAAGCAACGTGAATTAATTGTTGGCTCAATTGAATGGTTAGAAGCCGAAATATCTAAATTAAAAGAAATACAAAAACAGACCTCGACCACGTCAGAAGAATATAACTTATTTAACACCGAATTACAAACGTTAATCGGAACGCTCGAAATGCTTACTAAAGCGAGAGAAAAATTAACAGCAGTTGAGGCCAAACCATTAGGCCGTGATAGTGGCAATGAACTTGAAGAAAGATTAAAAGCAGAAACAGAGGCGTTTATTGCACAAAACCAAGCAAAAGAAAAGGCAATTGAATTAATGAAAGAATTAGCCGACCAAATGCTAAACACATACGGAAGCGACTTCATTAATAATAGTGGTTTAACTAATTTCTTTGACATAGCTGAAAATGGTTTAGGGCAGTTTGGTGATAATTGGCAAGCGAAAACCGTTGCTATAATGGAAGCAACTCAAGAAATGTTTAATTTTATAGCTAATTTAAGCCAAGCTCATTTTGCACAAGAGTATAGCGATTTGGAACGCCAAAAAGAAATATCTATACAATTTGCTGGA